TTAAAGATAACATTTTTACAATAGTAAATGGTCTAGCTGGTACTGGAAAAACATTTTTAGCGTGTGCTGAAGCGTTGCGTTTAATGATACATGACGAGAAAATTAAAAAGATTGTATTAGTAAAATCGATTACACCATTAAAGGGTGAAGATATCGGTAGTTTACCAGGTGAGATAAAGGATAAAATGGGTCCTATTATGGAATCATTCATGGATAATATTAAAAAGATTGTCGGAGTACCAATGACAGAGAAACTAGTAGAGTTTGGTTTTATTGAAGTATTACCAATTGCATTTGCTAGAGGTAGAAGTATTGATAATGCTGTTATTATTATCGATGAAGCTCAAAATATTAGTATCGATAATATTAGAACTTTAATGACTAGAATCGGTACTGATTCAAAAGTAGTTATATTAGGTGATGTTAAACAAAAAGATATTAAAAATAAGAAAGAATCATCACTAGGTATCGTATTAGAAAGATTTAGAAACGTAAATGGTTTTGGTTGCGTAGAATTACGTTCAAAAGAAGATGTAGTTAGACATCCACTTATACAGATTATAGACGAAATATTTGACGATATTTTAGGTGAATAAATTAAAGTGCTCGAATGGGCACTTTTTTTTTGTTTTAATATTTACTAATTAACCTTACTATCTTATTATTAGTTATAATTTATAATTAATAATAAAATATGAAAATAGGTATTACTATTAATGAGGTATTTAGGGATTTTGTCGGTCAGTTTGCTTATACATATGACAAGTATGTTGGTAAAACTGATATTAAGGAAAATCAAGTAGATACTTTTGATTTAATCAATCATTTCAAATTTGATTCGGTAGATGATTTAAATAGATTTTTATACATTGAAGCATCATTGGAGATATTTGGTCATGCTGACCAGTTACATGATAATGTTATGAAACACTTTAATTTATTTTTAAATGACATTAAAGATGATGAAGAACATGAAGTTGAACTAATTAGTCGAGAAGTTCAAAAAGCAATCCCATCAACATTATTCTTTCTTTCTAAATTAGCTTGTCAAGCTGATAGAATTAGATTTGTTCAGAATCATGAAGCAAAATGGGATGGTATTGATGTTTTAATTACAGCTAACCCAACAGCGTTAGAATGTAAACCAAAAGATAAAATATCAGTTAAAATTAACTCAAGTTATAATAAAGACGTTAAGGCTGACTATGAGCTAGATTCTATTATTGATTTCTTTAAAGATGAATCTCTAAGAGAAAAAATACTTAACACTAAAATAATATCTCACGAAGAAATTTAATTAATTATGGAAGAAAATTATCTAGACTTTGGTGGAACTACATATTATATCGATTTAGACGCTTTTGATGAGCTTTTAACTATCGATGGTAGTTTATCACCTAAAACAGTTATTGATACTGTAGAAACAAAATCTTTTGATGCAAAAGGTAAATTACTTAGTAGTGAAATTAGTACAACTACTTCATCAAAAAATAAAGAAATTAACATCGCAACATATGAGACATTAAGAATGTTTTTAGAAATCGTTCTTACTTATCAAGATGAATCAGATGATACATTAGGTGCTGACAGAGCATTATTAGCTACACCGTTATCAATTAAAATAAGTTTTAATACATTATTAAAACATGGAATAATTAAAGAATTATTATAAAATAAAAATAAAAAATAGTAAAATGGAACAAGAACAAAAACAAATTACAGAACAACAATTAACTGAAATCGTATCTAAATTAAATTCTAAAGATTTCAGTATTTATTTCTTCACATTGGATACAAAAGGTAATCCAGTTGCTGGTGTAGCGAACATTTATGAACACGCTAGAGTATTAACTGACTTAGGTTATAAAGCTGTTATCTTACATGAGAAAAATGATTATAAATTAACTGGGGATGCTGATGGTATGGGTGTTGCTGATTGGCTAGGTGAAGGTTACGCTAAATTACCTCACATGTCGATTGAATCTCAAACAC